CCAAAAAAAGGGTTGTTCCGCCTAACAAAATGTAGCTGACAATCGGCATCCCGCTAAACGAACGATACAATGGACTAAATATGTTGTAATCGCCCACAAATCCATAAGTATATATGGGGTTGCTATATTGCGATGTTTGTCCTACCATGCTTATACTATATTTATACAAAATAAATATAGTCGTTTTCAGTTTTTCATATGTCTTTACATAAATTCATCAAATCCTTTATACAACGGATTGTGTTTGTATCTTGTATCCAGCAAGTGATTGCATTCGTCCATTATTTTCAGTTTTTCGTGGTTATTGATGGTTGTTGACTGTAATTTTTTCAAAAGTTCGTGTTTTTGGTACACCTCGTAGAATTGTTGGTAAAAATAAAGTAGGGTGTCCGCATCATTTATATTCATTGGCTTTCGTTGGTCACATCCGTTATAAACATAATTGTTGCGTTTTCTGAATGAAAATATCGTTTGTCCTTCTTCTTTGGTGATTACATTGGGCACGGGCCCGAGCGAGCGAACCGTATCGTCTTCATTGTCGTTCAAGGGGAAATCATCCTTGGTCAAGACTACCAACGAATGATACCTATGACAATATGGCGATTTCTTTTTGAAGGTAAAACTATTATTCAAAGCATGAAATGTGACATTCAAAATCCAAAATAATTTCATCTGTATACATATTACACGGTATTTTTATATGATTATATATAAAAATACATAATGTCCTTACCGCCTATAAATAAAAAACGAGATTATTCCGGAAACGACGCGGTTTTTTCTAGGACCAATAAACCTAACATGGACGATTTAACAAAAGGGATCGATACGATGAGTTTAGAGGAGGAGTTTCGGCACGAAGAGGAAAATGATGAAGGCAACAAATTATCAAGGGAACAACAACTTATCTTAAAAATATTCAGCGAATACGACGATGGCGAATTTCATTCAATGTTTTATGAAGACAAGGCTTCGATGCAAAATTCTTTGCGACTTTTTTCGAAAAAGGGGTTCTATTTAGATGCAATGCCCCCAGAAGAACTGTATGAGATGAGTAAACATATTGACCGCGAGAAGGAACCCTGGAAATGGAATTTTTTATTGCAACTTGCATCCTGTAAAATATCACCCAAAGACTGTTTTATTAAACCCGAAGAGGTTCCTGCAAAACGACTGCGCGTGTACAACAAGGCAGGTGAAGCTAAATTGAAGAAAAGTCGTCGGCCAGCTAAAAAATCTAAAATCAACAAAACCCGCAGAAGAAAAACCTACTAATGTACCATCACCGCGGCCTGTGAATTAATATCGTCATTGTTGGCGCTTTCGCTCAATACCATACCTCGGTCCTGTGTCCATTTTTGCTTAATGGCAACTGGCAAGGTGGTCTTGAAATGACGCTCGTAGTGTTCGGGCGAATCGTAGAACAGGGTCACCGGGCCCAAAGTAGTCAGTCCGGGCATCCTGACCTTGAAATACAGGTATTCGTCCTTGGAACCAATCTTTGCCGGCAACCGAGTGCCGTAAATCGGATCGCGAATCTTGTTGCCAATTGTCGTGCCACTGTCGTACAATTCCACCTTGATAGTACGATTATTCACTACATGCTTGTAGGAGCGATACCCCTTGTCGGCCTTCTTCGCGTCCTCAAGTGCCTTATTATACTTCTTCTTGACACTGCTGGTACGGCTATCAAAAGACACGACACTGCAATCATTCACGGAGTGGTTATCATCATTGGTCGGGTGATAAATATCGTCGTAGTACATATTATAAAAACGAGCGGGCTGGGCGGGCGAGCGAACTGGTTGTTATATCTTATATAACTAAGAAGCCTTTATATTAATTCTAAAATATATTTACCATGTGGAGTGTTTCGGTAGATGAAGACCTATAAATATATGTAACTATCTTATAACACAATGTCATCTGACGAAAAAAAGGAGGATGAATTGATTCATACCATGCAAGTAATTGCTGCGAATGTAGATAATAAAAGTGGAATCGGAGAACCCAGAACAGGTTATTTAGAGTACGCAAATTACCTCCCTCTCACCCTATTTTCAATATTTTTAGATACCGATAAACTCGAAAACTTGAAAACGCCGCTCTCGACTGTTTATAAGCTGTCGTTAATACTTGGTTTAGCGGTTGTTTACATTATATGTGGTTCTCTTTCGTTTGTGGCCTATTATTATGGCAGTCAAAATTACACCTATATTTTGACTTCCATTGCTTGGTGGTTTTTCATGTTTTTTGTTATTATTATGCTTTTCCCCGTCAAACCCATATTTGAAATCAAAACCAACAGGTATCTTTCGAGAATATCCGGGCGATAAATTACAGGTTCATGTAGGTGTCCAAGTTATAATCTTTCAAAAAGGATTCCAAAATATCCGGATCGCAGTGTTCGGTCATGTTGATACGTATTTCGTCGACATCGGGTTTTCTGCCAACCGACTCGACAAACGCTACAATGTATTCATTCAACAGGTTATTTTGTTCCTTTATTTTTTGGGTTAGTAATTCTAATTCGGCGCGCTTGGTCTCTTCTTCCTCCGTTTTCTTCTTTTCTTCTTCTTTATGTTTTTGTTTGTTCATCACCTCTTCCAATTGCAGTTTGATTGGTTCGTCATAATTTTGGTACGCTTCAATATCCATTAAGCTGTCTTCTTGCATCGAATTCATCATATTGACACGATTATGATCTTTGTACCAATGATGACGGCTTTCGTTCGCGGAAACAATGATGTTGCAAATGTCGGGTTTGCGCAGTTCATAGAAGCGCTGCTGTTGTAATATTTCTTGTTCTTTCTTTTGTTTTGCGGTTTCCACGCCCTGAAATGCCTCATTGAATTCTTGCACGGTGCGTTCATCGATACTTGGACTGGTTTCCATCAAGCGATCAAATTCGGCGCGGCAAATTTTCAAAAATTGTCCAGCATCCATGCGCTCGTTGGGATCTTTGGCCAGTTCAATGCGAATGTTGCGGGCAAATTTATCCCACGAAATAGCGGATATACGGTGCGATTCGTTCAATTCTGAAATCTTCAAATATTGTTGTATGGTGGTTGATATACCGATCAAAATATTGATCGTACCAATCGCCATTGGTGCATATACTTGAATTTCTGGCGGTAAACTGGCCTGAGCGAAAGATGCAGTACCACTGATGGTTGAAAGAGCAATGGCCGGAATAGTAAACCATGCCTGTCGATTTGCCAACTTTCTGTGACATTTAGAATGTAACCATTTATAACACTGGGCAATATCACACCATTCCACCATGATTAATTCGTTTTCTGGTGACCATTTTATATTTTTCGTAGCATTTTTGGGGGTTAAAGCCACGGAATTGGTAGGGGCCTCGTTGTTATCTGAAGTAGTTTCGCCTGGTATTTTCTTATCTTTCTCCATCAATACATTATATATATCTTTCATAAAAATATATATACCGTTTTTACTCGTTTATCATTTTGAACGCACCTAAACCTTTGAAGAATTAAAATGGGACATTTTAATTCTTCAAAGGTCAGATCTCGGTAACGATTCAAAATGACGCTCCACGCTTCGCAAAGGAGCGTCCCATTTTAAATCTTCACCGGGATAAATTATTCAGCAATTGTCGCCATCTTGCCAGGCTTTCAACATATTGTCTGATAAATTGTCAATGACCACATCTCCACACGGGTTCTCGTCTAAACTCCTGTTGTTCTCACCATGCCCCCCAAGCTGTAAATTGTCGTCGCATATTATATCGACTGCATCCTGTGATATTTCAACATCCTCGAGTAATTCGGTAACGACCTCTGGATCCTGGTTCTCTGTTTCATACGCGTCTTCTAATTGGTCGGCCTGTAATGGGGCATCAAATCCTAACATACTTTCCGCGGGAATATCGTCGATTTCATGGGGTGCCTCTACCTCGTCTTCCATGGGCGCAATCACCGATTCTTCTATGTTTTTGGAGGCAGCCGCGGTCTCTGCTATACAGGGAATCAACGCCGCATGATTCAACGAAACCATATTGACCAAAATATTGGTATCCAGTTCGCACATGAATTCCGTATTTTTTTTCAATAAATTATTCAGATACGCCTTCTGGGACGCATGATAAAACGAAATATATTCCATATACAGGTTAATTTGCCCTTTCAACAGTTCGTTCTCGTATTCTAAAGTATTCAAAAAGATACTCAAGGAATACCCACAGAAGATATTGTTTTTGTGGTCGTGAATGTTGGCCTCTTTTTGCATGTAAATATCGTCCAATTTATTGATGATGATCAAAATGCGTTGGTGTATAAGAATAATATCTTCGATTCGGTAACGAAAAAAGGGGTCGACATCCTTGTACACCGGAAAGTTGGTCTCCGTTAAATTACTTTTATTATCGTTGTCCACTTGGTTACTGTTATTATCCACGGATTCGCCTGAAGACGCCGTGTCCTTTGCCCGCTGAGAAGACTCTTCTGACATGCACGCAGAATCCGCGAAATCTTCTTCGGAAAATAGGATGTTGTTCTCCTTGCATTGGGATAAAATGATATTGTAGAGCTTGTAATAATCGCCGTACATACGATTCTGTATGAGCGAGTTAATTTTGGTAAAGTTCTCCAGTTCAAAGTTCAAAATCTTGTACTGAAAATAAAGCGAATTCAAACAGAACAGGAACACCCGGTTGGTGTTGGTTTTGATGAGTTCATTGTACTTCTCCTTCAATTGTGTCAATTTATTAGAAATTTCAGTATTTTTATCCACAGTCGATTGATAAATAGCGGTAATATCGGTGAAATCATTGAATGCTTTATTTAATTGCTGTTTTACCAAAGACAGTTCGGAGGTAGGTTCTCCAATTTTCTCGGAATCCATTATACTATTATAACATAAATTTCCCCCGATCCTGATAATATTTATGAAAATTGATTTAAGAAATTTACAATAAATATATACAAACAATATATACAAACCTTTCATATCATGCAAAATATTTTCGAAAAATCCGAAATCAAGTTCCATACTGCCGAGAATAAATTCGAAGACACCATATTGTCGGGGTTCCCCAACGATATTCTGTACGAATCGAATCGTTTTGGCACGCTACAGTTTAAAATGGTAAGTAAATCCGATGCAAAAATCCCCCAAACATTTGCAATCTTATTCAATGTAGACTGCTCCGCTTCGATGAGCGATCTATCCAGAGACGGCAGAACAAAAATGCAACATGTCGTTCATACTTTGAACCGAATCTTGACTATTTTTGCGGAAATGAATCAACTGTACAATTCGGCGATTTTCGTGTCGGTTATTGCGTTCGACAATAAAATCCATAAAATTTTCGATTTTACTAAAATTACCCAGACGAATCTACAACATGTGAAGGACATGGTGAACAACATTGAGCCTTTGGAAAATACCAACATTGAAATGGCATTGAAGGAAGCATTGCGCATCTGTCACGATTATAAAAAGGCGAATCCCTACCACTATTTGCATCATGTATTCTTGACGGACGGTGATGCAAACGACGGGGAAACACGCCCGGATACCCTATCCAATTTTGTCAACAAAAATTATCCGAATGTGTTTATTGGCTTTGGTAAGGAACACAATTCCGGAATGCTTACTCGCCTGAGTAACAATATTCGCGGTGACTATCGGTTCATTGACAACATTGAATATGCGGGTCTTGTTTACGGCGAAATCATCCAAAATATTCTTTACAACATCATTGATGTCGGTCGTATCGTCGTGAAAAATGGACTGATCTACGATTGGAAATCGAACCAATGGACGAACGAATTGCCGATTGCAAATCTGGCCGGATCCTGCGAAAAGACCTACCAAATTAAGGCGGTCGACATGTACGACATTGAAATTGAGATTTACGGTTGCGTGTGCGATTTTAGATTACCCCATGAACAACTGTTGGAGACGGTGATATATTATCCGCCGTTATTTGACCTAAGTGAAGAGTCGGGCGCGAGGTGTGCGGTAGATTTAACGCCCTACGCATTTCGCCAAAAGACCCAGGAACTGTTGTACGAAGCCAACGCGCTGTCGGCGAATAAAGATTCACACGATTGCAAACATTATGAAAGTGAAACCGTATTCAAGGGTAAACTGAAGCGGTTTTTGAAGTTTATGCTGGATTATGTGGAAAAGACGGATAAAAAGAGCGACAAATTTATGAAGTTGTTGTGTGACGATATATATGTTACTTTTCGGACATTGGGATACCGTGAATCGTCGATGTGGATTCATAATCGCCAGTCTTCTCAAGGTAGGCAGCAAACCTACAAGGCGACGCCTTCGCGAGGTGAGATGCTTGGTCGGCCTCTATTACGCAGACAAACAAATGAATGGTCTTTGCCCCAAACACCGGTGCCGGCGACGCGGAGCCGAGGTAATTTCGAAGAAGGTACCGAATCGGGTACCGAGGTGCAAACCACGAATCTGTTTGCCAATACGCAAGAACTCATGACAGCTTTCATGAAAACGGTTGATTACTACGATTTATCCCAAAATACGACGGTAACCCTGCCTTTCCCGCCATTTGCGGATCATGTTGTTGACAGTGTTGAAGACAATGTTGGTAATAACGATATCGAATCCGAAATATCGAATGAATCCCTCGATTCGATCGTAAACTACAAACTGTCGAATAGCATCGATACGCCCTACATTACAGACGAGATCATCTACATGATGAAAACCATTGGTGGTGATAAAATCCCAGGAGGGAACATCTACATGATGAAAACCATTGGTGGTGATAAAATCCCAGGAGGACAATCTGCCGTTCTTCAAAAGGATAATTAAATTGGTTAAAATTACATATAAAAAATAGCGGATTTATAATATACATGTCGGTACCCGTAATTCCTGAAAACTTCAAGTCGACTATTATTGATTTCGCCAATGATTTAACCATTACTTTCCCCGAATACTGTGGGCTCTGGAAAAAGTGGACAAAGCCCGAAACGAGCGATGCGGATTTCAATGAGCTTTTTGGTTATTGTTTAACCGTATATCCCGAACGATTTTTTGATCTGTTGTACCAGAACAACGAGATTTTTGACCCCAAGAGCGAGGTAAACACTCGTTTTTTACCCTTTGTCGATTTTAAAATCCTGTTTCACTGTGAAGGTGTGACCGAAAATACCCAAAAATCGATATGGAAATATTTGCAGCTGGTCATGTTCACTCTGGTAGGTAGCATCAAGGACAAATCCGATTTTGGAGATTCTGCCAACCTGTTTGAAGGGATCGACGAAAACGAGTTGCACGCAAAAATGAAGGATACTTTCCAGGGCGTCAGTGATTTTTTTAGCAAGATGAATTTTGATGCAAAAGCGGAGGGGGAGGGAGAGAGTTCTGATGAAAAGGGTGGTGACGAGATGCCGGAGTTTAATTTTGATAAAACCACGGGCATGCCGGACATGGAGAACTTACACGAGCATTTGAAGGGACTCTTCGATGGTAAGATCGGCCGTCTTGCCAAAAACATTGCCGAAGAGATTTCCAGCGAGTTTTCCAATATTTTAGGCGGAGATAGCGATTCGCCCCACACGACCAAGGATGTTTTCCAGAAGTTGATGAAAAATCCCAAACAGATGATGGATTTGGTGAAAAAGATTGGTGACAAGATCAAGAAGAAGATGGAAGACGGCGAGATTTCCAAAGACGAAATCATGAAAGAGGCGGGGGATCTTTTGAAGAAAATGAAGGAAATGGGCGGCGAGGGCGGCGATATGCAGGAAATGTTCAAGAATTTCGCCAAGAACATGGGAGTGAATATGCCCAAGGGTGCCAAGATTGATGTGAACGCATTGAATCGTCTGACAAAACAGGACGCCATGCGCGAGCGTATGCGCGCCAAGCTCAATGCCAAGAAACAGGAGCCCCAAAATTTTGTTTTAGAACAACAGGGATCGGCCAATAACTTGGTATTTAGAATGCCTGGCGAAGGCGAACAGGAGCGTAGTGTGGCGCCTCCCGCCATGACGGACGAGGAGTTGATCGCCGAATTCGAAAAGGGGGAGCCGGCGATTGCGGGCGCTGGCGCGAGAGGCGGTGGACCCAAGGCGGGAGGTGGCAAGAAGAAGAAAAATAAGGGGAAAAAATAAAATGATCGGTTATATATATCATGGTTCGAGGTTCGTTTAATCTTTCCAGATTTGTAAATGTTTCGGTGTTTATTGCCAGTTTTGCGATTGGCATGTTTTTTGTTTATATTTATATGCCGGATACACGTAAGATATTAGTGTATCCTACCCACGAGAATGCACATTTGCTGCAGTATCGTGATAAAACGGGGACTTGTTTTGCAGTGGAAGAAAAGGAGGTAGGCTGTCCCAAAGATGCGGGACAAATTTCCAAGATCCCGGTCCAGTCGTAAATAACCGCATTTTAGAAAATAACAATCGGTAATTGTTATTTTGTAATTTTAATATATAACTTTAAATTAAATGGGTGGTGGAGGCAGTGGATGTAGACAAATGTGCTCCGATGGTTCAGATGTAGCCTGCGGTAGCTCGTGTCCGCCACCACCTTGCAACTCGTATACAATTGGCCCATATTTTTATATGAGAAGCGGTTGTAGTGATTACTATGTTGACATGCTTTTAGACTGTAATGGTAATTTCCAATCCTATACTAACGGTAATTGGAGAGATAATGGCTTCTGTAGTCCATGTACTTACGATAGTTGGACGAATAATGGTGGGTGCAGCGCCTCATGTGGCGATGGCGCCCAACAGCAATATAGTGATGGTACAAATAACGGCAAAAACGACTGTAGCCGCCAATGGCGTAATGTACCCTGTAACAATGGTGCCTGCTGCAATCCCAACAGTTGGAGTGGATGGGACAATGACAACGGCAACAGTCGCATCATTGGTTGCCGTCGTCGTCGTTATTACCGTTATCGTACCAATCAATGTGGAACGCGTCAGGACGGTGACGATGGTAACGGGGGATACCGCGACGCGGACGACGGTGATAATTCACAGTGTCCGTCATGTTATGTATCCCGTGATTGGTACGACACCACTACTTGTCCGGGTACCGGGTATTGCGGTGGGACCAAGCACCAAAAACGTGATGTAGCAGATCCTTACGGGAAAGGGGGATGTCCAAATCAAGATCAGGATGTGGGGTGCCCCAGTGATCATGTCAACAGTTGGAGTGGGTGGGACAACGACAATGGCCAAAGCAAAATTATTGGATGCCGTCGTCGTCGTTATTACCGTTATCGAACTACCCCCTGTGGTGGTCGCCAGGACGGTGACGATGGTAACGGCGGGTACCGTGACGCGGACGACGGGGACACCTCACAGTGTCGCAAATGTACTGTTACCCGTGATTGGTACGACACCAGTAATTGCCCGGGCACCGGCTACTGTAGTGGAACCAAACACCAAAAACGCGATGTATCTGATCCAGACAGGGTCGGTGGATGCCCCAGTACAGATCAGGATGTGGGCTGCCCCAGTGATCATGTCAATAGTTGGTCCGGGTGGGACAACGACAATGGTCAAAATAAAATTGTGGGGTGCAAAACACGCAGATATTATCGTTATCGCACCACCCCCTGCGGCGGGCGCCAAGATGGGAATGACAGTAACGGTGGATACCAAGATCGTGCAGACAACGACATTACCCAGTGCCCTCCTTGCAGTTTTACTTTCAGCCAAAGCAGTTGCCCAGCCACACCCTGTGGTCAAACGGTCACTGCTCAGGGCAGCTGGGCCATGACTAACAATGGATCCTGTAACACCGCCGTCTCTGCCCCGACCTCGACCCCCACTTGTCAAGCTCCGGCCTGTCCGACTTGCACGGCGAGTGATTATGTGTTCACCGCCGGCGGTCAGTGTCCGACCGCCTGCGGCAGTGCCAGTGTCAACCAACCGGGTGCGTGGAGTAAAAAATCGGGTTCGACCTGTAGTGGTGGCGCGGCGATGCCGACCGCACCACCAGTTTGTCCCGCTACCGCAGCGTGTCCTATATGTGTCTATGTGTCCACCGGATCCTGTTCAACTACCGGAGTTCCGTGTGGTTCTTTGGGTACTTTAACCACCTCTTGGGCAGCGGCATCTACCAATGCGACCAACTGCGTCGGCGCGGCTCCTGCTACAACGACCACCGCGACTTCCCCTTCCTGTCCGGCCACACCTTGTCCGCCATGTGGTTATGTTTCCACAGGTTCGTGTACCGCTTCTTCTACCTGTGGTGTAGCAGGGACCTATAAAACCACTTGGTCACCGGCATCCACAAATGCGACCAACTGTGTCGGCGCGGCACCAGCATCTGTTCTCACGCCCACCGCGGCGGCTTATTGTCCAGCCACTGCCTGTCCACCGTGTGCTTATGTTTCCACAGGTTCGTGCACGGCTTCTTCTACTTGCGGGGTTCCGGGAACCTACAATGTTACTTGGTCACCGGCATCCACGAATGCGACCAACTGTGTCGGTGCGGCTCCTACCAATTCTACGACACCCACTGCGGCAGCTTATTGCCCCGCTACACCTTGTCCACCATGCGCCTATGTGTCTACCGGAACTTGCTCAACTGCCGGAGTCCCATGTGGAACCTTGGGTACTTATACTACTACTTGGTCCCCTTCACCCAGCAATGCAAGCAACTGTGTAGGGACTGCACCGGCTACAAGCACAACAGCTGCTTATGCATCGTGTCCGGCTACGCCTTGTCCGCCATGCGGTTATGTTTCTACAGGTTCATGTACTGCTTCCTCTACTTGCGGGGTTCCTGGAACCTATAAAACCACTTGGTCACCGGCATCCACGAATGCGACCAACTGTGTCGGCGCGGCACCAGCAAATTCTTTGACACCAATTGCTGCCGCTTACTGTCCAGCTACACCTTGTCCGCCATGTGCCTATGTGTCTACCGGAACTTGCTCTACCGCTGGTCTTCCGTGTGGAACTTTGGGTACTTATACTACTACTTGGTCCCCTTCACCCAGTAATGCAAGCAACTGTGTAGGGACTGCACCGGCTACAAGTACAACAGCTGCTTATGCATCGTGCCCAGCTACGCCCTGTCCTGTGTGTGCCTATGTATCTACCGGTTCATGTACGGCATCCTCTACCTGCGGTGTGGCTGGAACTTACAACATCAACTGGGCTGCAGCTTCTACCAATGCAACCAACTGTGTAGGGGCGGCACCTGCCAATACTTCAACGCCAACTGCATCCGCGTATTGCCCAGCCACACCTTGTCCTCCGTGTGCCTATGTATCTTCTGGTTCATGTACAACTTCTTCTACCTGTGGTGTTCAGGGGACATTGAATATTGCTTGGTCCCCGGCTTCTACCAATGCAGCCAACTGTGTGGGTACGGCGCCGACAAATAGTTCTATACCCACTTCTACATCCTGTCCGGCCACCCCCTGCCCCAACTGTAATTATGTGTCTTCAGGATCATGCAGTGCTTCTTCTACCTGTGGCGTTCAGGGTACATTGAACATTGCATGGACACCGGCTCCTACCAATGCGTCCAACTGTATAGGAACCGCACCTGTGCCTTCTACTACACCGGCTTCTCCTTCTTGTTCAGCAACACCATGCCCGCCCTGTGCGTATGTGTCAAGTGGTTCTTGTACTGCTTCTTCTACTTGCGGTGTTCAAGGTACATTGACCACCACTTGGTCTCCCTCACCCAGTAATGCAAGCAACTGTGTTGGAACAGCACCTGCATCTTACACCACTGCAACTTCTCCATCATGTCCAGCGACCCCTTGCCCTCCGTGCAGTTACAGTTTGTGGGCCCCGTCCACCACCCCCGCCACGGTCACTGGATGCAAAACCGGTATTCAAACCATCACGCGCACGGCAACGAACAACGGGGCAAATGATTGCACTGCACCTACCACTTCCACAGTACCTGTAGGTATCACCAATACATCTCAGTGCCCTCCTTGCAGTTACTCTGCTTGGACACCTTCCGGTCCCACCACGATCACTGGCTGCAAAACGGGCATTCAGGCCATCGGTCGCAGTGCGACGGACGGTGGCAAAGGGGACTGCACAGCTCCCACAACATCGTATGTACCGGTAGGAAGCCCGGACGCTTCCCAGTGCCCTCCTTGCAGTTACTCTGCTTGGACACCTTCCGGTCCCACCACGGTCACTGGCTGCAAAACAGGTATTCAGGCCATCGGTCGCACTGCGACGGACGGTGGCAAAGGGGACTGCACAGCTCCCACAACATCGTATGTACCGGTAGGAAGCCCGGACGCTTCCCAGTGCCCTCCTTGCAGTTACTCTGCTTGGACACCTTCCGGTCCCACCACGGTCACTGGCTGCAAAACAGGTATTCAGGCCATCGGTCGCACTGCGACGGACGGTGGCAAAGGCGACTGCACGGCCCCCACGACATCGTATGTACCGGTGGGAAGCCCCGATGCCTCTCAATGCGCCCCTTGCGGTTACACACCTTGGTCAAATAGTGCACCCATGAGTATTACAGGATGTTTGACGGGCAACCAAACGCAAACTCGCAGTGCCATCGACAACGGCAAAGGCGATTGCGCCCAACCACTACTGCAAACCATCCCGGTAGCCAGTCCAAACTCGTCCTTATGTCCCTGCACCTACGATACAAATTGGTCGTACACGCCTTGTTCCATCCCCTGTGGAGGTGGTATGCAAACAGGTCAGAAGAATCTGGTACCTGGTTCGGGACTTGGCTGCCCCGCGTCCATTTATACTCCTCAGGCTTGCAACACCCAGGGATGCCCGCCTTGCAGTTACGGGTCCATTGACACATCCTCCTTGAGCTCGTGTTCTGTTCCATGTGGTTCGGGAATGCAGTATGGTAAATTAATACTTACCAATTCGAATTACAACACTTCGTGCCCGATTGTGCCCTCGAGTATTCCTTGCAGTTCAGCACCCTGTTTTGTTCCTGCACCTGCACCCGTATTCGCACCGGCTCCGGCCCCCGCACCCACATTCGCACCGGCTCCGGCCCCCGCTCCCACCACTTCGAGCGGAGTCAATATTTATTTACTCAGAGACAAAAATCCCTTCATCGTGTATCCGAACGAAATCCTCTCCTGCACCACTTCATCGGGTACTTGCCCCATGCAACTCGCTAGCAATGTTGCGTTCTCGTTCACCATCAATACCAGCGTTCCCAATGCCTCCTCGTCCCCTCAACAGTTCTTCACCATCAACCTCAGTTCAACCAATCAATCTCTTTTTTCAGTGGGTATATGTGCCAATTCCAACAATTTGTATGTGCAGCGCGCCACTTCGACCATTCCAAGCAGCTATGTGACCAATTGCAAAGTGCCCATTGATCTCGGCATGAACAACACTTTTTATGTGATTTGCAACAGCCTCACGGGTTCGTACCAAGTATTCAAAAACGGGACATTGACCGACACGCAGTACTCGCAAGAACCCAATATGTACACAAGTGGGCTTCTGTCTATCACCACCGGCAATTCGCCAACCGTGAATGGCAGCTTGTCCAACATCGCCTTATTGACTTCCAACACGAGAACCTTACAGTCCAATGACATGGACGCAACCGTCGCCTACATGAACAAATAAATTATGTTCAGTGGTCTAGACTTCATAAATGCCCGTATCATCATAATAATCTATACACGCAACCAAAAAAAATGCTGCCGACATAATACCACACAATTCAAAAACACCAACCACAAATTCATAGGTCATGTTACAATTCATATAATATTATTTTTATATGAATTCGCACAAATATTTATGACGATTACATCTCAATCTTTTCGTCAAAGAGCTCGTGAACCTCCTGATCGTGCGTAATAATAATAATCGCTTTTTTGTGATCGCGGAAATCTTTGATCAATTTCAACAGGTCCTTTTTGAGACCCGGATCCAATGCATTGGTCGGTTCGTCCAACACCAGAATCTTGGAAGGATTGATGAGTCCACCGATCATATTCACAATCTGGCGCTGACCGCCCGACAGATGTTCTCCCAGAGGTCCGGTTTTCTTGGTATAAATATCAATGTTGTTGAATAGCTCAGCCACTTTGGGGTATTTCTCCATGATTTCCTTTATTTTCGTGTGACATGTCTCCTCATGGCTGCAACCATACATCATGTTTTCGATGATTTTCTTGTCGAATAATTTGGAATTTTGGTTGACATAGGTGATGTTTTTACGAATGTAATTGGCATCGATTTCGCGTATGTTTACACCATCAATGTAAATATTGCCCTCGTAGTGGTTGTACATTTTCAAGAATAATTTGGCAAACGAAGATTTGCCGCGTCCCGAGAGACCAGTGAGTCCAATTATTTTGTGATCTTTTGTATACAAATTGTAACTGAAATTGTCGAATATTTTTCTGTCGGCGTTTTTGTATTTAAAGGTGACATTTTCAAAGGTAATCACATCAAAGGGCAAATCAACCTCGGTATATTTTTTATTGACATCCGCGTCATCCACCTTGATATCATCAAAATGACTCAACACGCTGTTGGTTCTCCCGATAAACTCGATGAAATCAGGAATGATTTGCACAAATGTCGACATTCTATCACGGTACAATATAATAATGGAAAACAGAGTGATGAACAACACCAAACTCATGTCCTTTTCATAAAATAATTTCATATTGTAAAAAATAAACACGAAGACCACCAGATAGATGGCAAGATTCAGGATGATGCTGTTGTCGTTGGTCTTTTTATAAAAATCGTAGGCCTTATTGATCGTTTTTTTGCTCAAACTGTCAAAATGGTTTATTTCTTGTTCAGATTGGCCACGGTAAATGATTTTATCGATGTTATTCAATATTTCCAACAGATAGAATTCGCTTTCTGCCGACTGCTTTTCGTATTCATCGTTTTTGTGCAAGGTCGATTCCCAGGTCAAATAAATGTAGAAGAAAATAGCAAAATTACTCAATATGAAAAACAGTCCCAAATACATGTTACTCCAGAAAAAGTATCCACCGATGACTAAGATGAATATCAAGGTCGGCATGATAAATGTGATGATGTCACTCGACACCATAAAACACACGGAGGACATGCGATTAATGGGCGAATTCATTTTGATGAAATTTTGTTCACTGAAATTCTCGTTATTGGACAATATCAACAGGCGGACAAGCTCATTACGAATCCACTGTCGCAAGTTTGTCATAATTTTATTCTGATACATTTTGAAAAAATAAAACAATACTAAGTATGCTAAGGACAACACGACAAACAAAATAAATAAATTATTGACCGTCGACTCGTTATTTTGTTTGAGTGAATTGATAATGTTTGCAGTTACCGTAGAAATACCGTTGGTTTGTACAACATTCAATAAAATGCAAATGATAACTAACAATGTTGTACTAAATATTTGTTGCTTATAAAAATTCTGCAATAATTGGAGAACAATATTCATTGGAGGTTATAATATATATACAGTACTTATATATTATACGATAAAATTTATTCGGGTACCAATCGGGTATGTTTTAAAGGATGAAAAATCGCCACCCAACTCCTTTCAAAATAATGGCCAACTTCGGGATTCGAACTGTGGGACAGTTCCTGGATCAGGTTCTCATAATACGATTTCGGGTACTGTAATATATCCTCTTTGGCTACCGAAAAAATACCATAAAAAGAAAGGGTGTATGCCTCTTTATCTTTCAAATAGTGGTCATACCAAACACCGTAGGGGCGATATTTCGACAGTTCCAATTTGGACTCGCTATTGATGGCAGTGTTTCGTGTATCAGATGCTTTCCATTCGTCCAATTGAAAATCTGCATAAATATCCCGCAAAGATGCGGGGAAGGTTCTCGTATTCACAAAGACGGCCTCGCCGGTGGTTTCAATCTCGTTAAATAAATCCGTGGTTTGTTTTATTTTGAATCCCATGTCCGCAGATCCCGGCAAAAACACCGTAATATCTTTGAGTTTATCGTAATTTTGCACGATGTGGTACAAATAAGTGTGGTCGCATCGCCCAACATTGTTTACATTGACTATTTGACTCGATGTCTCGTGGTAAAAATTGGCGTTGGGGCCCTTGTTGTAAATAATTACATTCGGATAATGGTCAAAAGGTTCGTTTTTCATCCAATTCAAGTCCTCGTTGTATCTCGCGACCACAAGTTCTACCGATTTGGTCAGACCTTCTTTTTTACTGTTTTTGGGACTGAAAAAAATGCATAAACATATGATGGTTAAAAGTAATAATATAACTCCAAGGCTTTCGAATCTGGGTTGGAAGGGAAGGGGGGTTCTCATTACAATAGGTTCACATTATTTTATTTCTTGTTTATTTTCTCGTTTATTTTACTATCGTATTTATGGTCAACATGATGGAAATAAATGACCCCAAGAATGTCCAGGTCATGTGTCCAATATTATTTTTCGCTAAAACCATTTTCAGTAAATTGTACCTGGCCGCGCGTTCGCTGATATTCTCGGGAAATTCCAAATAAAAGTCCGTTTCAACACCGTCGGCTTGATCAATGGCCGAAGTACCCGATTTCACTTTGCGTCCTTCTTCCACCAATTTTTGGAACAAGTCGTTGAATGACGGTAAATCGAAAGTAGTGAGTAAAAAACTGTAGGGTACATCGAATTCGCGACTTTTGAAATGCTTGCTTTTAAAGACACTGGTAACCTTTTTGATATTGTACAAAAAGGGTATGCACAACACACTGTAACCGATGGTATTTTCGAAAATTTCTACTAAACTCGGTATATTTCCAATAATGAGGAAGGTGCTGCCCACGATACCTACAAAATACATGGTGGATATGTAAAAAATATTTAGTGTATCTTTGATATCAAAGACAAAATCGAAAATCAGGGCATTGATTCCAAACACCAATAACCACAGTATAATAAATATAGACAACTTCCCCGATAAAATGGGTGCGCGATAATATCTCCAAAAATTGGTAATATTGTAATAGGGGACTTGGAATAATTTATCAATCAAAAAGAAGTTTGCGTAAATATAGTACAACATAGCGATAACGAAAAAGAGACCAAAAAACATACCGACCAGTACCCAAAACAGGGATATTTTGGGTTTTACTTGCATATTGTTATCATCCGTTTGTGAAGGTGGGTTAGTGTTAAGAGGAGGTTGCGTGGAACTTGTATTAGTAAGCCCTTCCTTCTTTTTTTCAAATAATTCAAATGGATTGGGCATTTTAACCAGAGGAGTATCATCTGATGCCATTTATTACAATTGTCTTATATAATTATACATATCTATTTTTATGAGTATAAACTCCTAATAAAATTTACCGGACTAATTTATATCTATGGAATATCCACGGCTCATAGAACCGCGTGTTCGCGGTTATTTACACGAGACATTACATAAATGCCACGAATACAAAACCTCCTTTTATTCTTGGGTGTTTAATATTACTCTTTTTGCCATTTTTATTTTGACAATATCGACGGTTCTCTATTTCTGTAGAAAAAGAAAGCTTACTCCGCAGGAAAAGGCGGAACAAATGCTCAGTGACCAAAATTACATTTTATCTAAAATTCGCCAGTATCAGATGGACCAAAAACGCAAAAGCAGCATGATCACCGATTTGCCTTTTACCTACAACCCAGATGCCGGTTTAGAATTCAGATAATTGTGGGAATTTGTCTGTTTTGGGGTGTAAATATGTATTATTGGAATAAATAATATATTCAGAGACTCTATATATCAACTTTTCACATAAAATGAGTATTATTCAAGATGAAAGGAACAATATTACCCAGATAGAAAATAATACCGCACAAACCGAATTAGAAGATTATATTTTACCCTTAAATGCGAGTATTACGGAATTAAATATTCAAAGTTCTCTCCAGGGTGATTTGGATTTATCCGTGTTGAAAGATAAGTTCAAAAAATTACAGTCGATTGTTTTCGGAAGAGGGAAAATTACCGACATCCGCAATGTTCCCGAAGGTGTCTTTAAGATGGTATGTAGTAATAATTTACTCATTAATTTAGAAGAACTACCGGGTTCTCTTTTGTATTTAGATATCGAGGGTAATTATTTCGAGACCTTTGATTTCAAAAATACCCCCCACCTGGAGGAACTACACTGTTCGAACAACAAATTGGAGAACTTTGAAAATATGCCGGAAGCCCTTACCGTATTGCACTGTGATTACAATAATTTCCAACATCTGGATTTGAAGGGATTGTCTAATTTGAAAATTTTACACTGTTCTCACAATCCTCTGTTAGCGGTGGAGAACATTCCGGAAAATATACACGAATTTGTCGCCGAAGGTACCCCTTTTTCCTTGGAAAAAACCATCGATTATGATGTAGATGATGACGATGACGATGAGGATACAAATGCTGTGCAGGCACTGCCGGTAGGCGGGGCAGGGGGAGAACAAAAGAAAAAGATTGGCTATGCTGACGCACTGAATAGCTATTTTAAATTGAAATCGAAATACGATACCCAAAATCTGGAACAGAAACGCAAAAAATACAAGGAAATATTCGTGAAAACCGGGTCGAAAAACTCGGGAGCGCGCGCCGCCTTCAATGTAAAAGGGTCCTGTATTCACTGCAAACGCAAAGTGGGTACTAAATTTTACACGAACAAGGCGGGGTATTATGCGATTTGTGGTGACAAGCAAGACCCCTGTCAGCTGGATATCAAACTGTTTCGCGGTAATTTCTTCGTGAACGAATACTATATGTATTTGTACAAGGACCAGATGGAAAAAGAAAAGGAGGACATCATCAAACACAAATTAGACACATTGTTTGGTCACATTTCGGAAGAGCAGTCGGTGAAATTATTCAAAACCAAATTGGAATCTTTTAATTTGACGAGTGAATTGTACAATGAAGTTGTCAAGCGCAACAACGAACTGTATAACAATCCTCAAAAGAAGGAGGATATCCAAAAAAAACAGAAACAAACCTACGAAATTAGCGACCAAATACAGAGTGTGTTGAACGAGTATTACAAGGACGATACGAACAAAGAAATATTGCGTACCGCCGTCAACATGTATATTCGTGATTTGTTGCCCGAAACCGAGAACCTGCGTCGATTGAAATACGATACGGTGGAGGTGACCGAAGATACGCTCGTGCAACGCGAAGTCAATATTTCAAAAATAGAATTTCAGTACGGAGAACATCCGACGGTGGAGCGGTTCCGCGGCGTTTAGAATGATTTTTCATAATAACACGAAAAATCATTTATGTCCAGGGTTTGAGTTCCAACTGTTTGTACTCACGGTTATGCTGCAAAGGAAGGGGCAGGGGCACAACAAGCGTGCTCTGATCACGGCAATATTTTTCGTATCCGACCGCTTCGTTATATACAGAAGGGATCACATAATCCAACACTACACGATTCAGGCGTTCTACCTGAGTGCGGATGCTGTCGTTCAAATTGTGATCCGCATACTGTAAATACATACCGCGCATAATAATCTTCAGATTGTTGATGTTCTGATTCGGCAAAATGTAGCGGTTTTCGGACATTTTGTACACCGCCGCCTTGATGGCATTTTGAATGATTTGGATGTTTTGCGCCGAAAAAAAGACCTTTTCCAAATCGTTGTGTTCCAAATTTCCGGTCAGGGCATTCTCGTAGCTGGTCGGTTTGTTTTTCAATTCGATTTTTTCGGCCATTTTGAATACGATATTTTTAGAGGGTGGTTCTACAATATTTACTCGTCCGTTGTATTTCTCTAAATTCAAAATTTTACCTACATAATCAATAGATTCGGGTTTCAATTGTTGACTATTGGAGAACATTATATATTATTGAATTAGAAATTATATATCATTTGTCCTCATATTCCGTTAATATCTAGTAATCTAGTACAGACAAAGATAATATTATTAATAACCTACCCAAAATCCTGTATTATCCTTGATCGCGGTTATTTGAGATTGATTCAATGGTACACGGTAGCCCTGTATTTCATCAAAGCTTGCGGCCTGTTGAAAATCGCCTGGCCATGATGAGTAATCACCTGGAAGGGAGCCGCCTAAAGATACGGTAAGATTATTCTGTGGATACTGGTTAAGACCCGGAAGCCAACTACCGGAACCATATGTTGTTCTAAAAGTGCCATCCAAATAGGTATTCATTACATTTGCTTTTTGGTCCCATACAAAAGCAACATGATACCATTGGCCGTAATTAAACTGAAGATCAACCGTCCCTGCAGGGTTTCTAAAAATATTCGGGAAACTATACCAATCTCCTCTGCTCAGGTTGGACCCGTAACGCAGACCGTCTCCGGAACCATTATAAATATTTAAAAATACCGGTTGTCTATATGGACAGGAAGGAATATTAAACCAAAAACAAATAGTAAATCCCTCACTCATGCTTAAAACTCCACTAAAGGCGATCGTAAAGGAAGGCCCGTTTGCAAAACTCAAATAATTTCCGCGCACTCCCCCGGAGGTACTTACAGTACAATTATTATAAGGACTGCCTGGAAATCCTATGCTACCATTCGGCGTCCAGCCAGTATTATTTGTAACTGTCTGTGAATTATTATTCGCAGTAATATCTGTGGTACTTTGTTCAAAATTAAAATAATACATGAGTTGGTTGAAACCATTTGTATAACCACTATTTGTAGTTGCATTCGTCGAATTGGACTGTGCCGAGTTTCCACTCGAATTTACCGCAACAACTGTAAAACTATAGGTACCACCCCCACCAAGACCGTAGACATCTACCGGTGAAACAGCTCGCTTAATACTACTCTGATTACCATTATAGAAACCAACATAATTGGTCGAGCTAGCTGGACCAGAAACCGTATTGAAATAGACCAACATACTAGTTGGTCCACTATTTGCTGTACCAGTTACGGAAGGAGCATCAGGTAGTGTCCATTTACCGTATGTACCACCCGTGGTTGTTTGTGTTGTTGTCGTACCACTTGCATTCGTAAATGAATAAGTTGTAACAATAGTAAAGTTATACAACGCATTACTGGTCAAACTTCCTACATAAAATGGCGATCCTGTTACTATTGGATTGGTGGTCACATTCGGTGAAGCGGTTGTGTTTACGGTTGTAACCTTGTACTGGGTAATTGAACCGCCGTTGGTTGTAGGATCCGTATAATTTAGTTGCATCCAATTATTTCCCGGATGCGTACCATCTGTCGCAGATGGTACGGTAAAACTGGTAAAATTCGTTGGATACGGTACAGTTACCGAGCGCAAAGGTGAAGATGATGTACTGCCGATTCGATTGGTAGCAGTTATTACGATCTTGTATCCCTGATTTCCCTTTGGTAAATTACCAATTGTATAGGAAGAGGGTGAGCCGGAAGTATTGAATGTCGTTATCGAAGTATTACTAGCATCATCCGTGTTAACCGCCGCAGTATATGTGACACTTGCATTTTGTTGCGGAAAAGAAAAGGTAATTGAATTGGTGGTGGCCGATGCAAAGGTCAAGATTGGTGCGAGTGGTATAGTTAACGCTTGACTCATAGATACTACAGTGGATACCTTACCTAAAAAGGGCATTACAAGTATATAAGTATATAATATATACATATCTACAAAATAACAAACAATCCGGGCGTAAATTATCAAAGGTATGAATACAAAAATATTTAGTAAATATATAAACCGAATGGATTTTTTTTATACTACCGTTATTGGAATTGCTATCGTTATTTTAATCATTATTTTAATCACTGTTGGTGTCATGATCTATCAGACGACTAACAATACCGTGTTTCCCCCCTCGGCGTTAGATTGCCCTAATTATTGGACACTGGGCACGGGACCCAACGGTAACCGTGTTTGTTATATTCCCGGTAAAAATGGAGTAAACATGGGATCATTTGACAGCAAGACGGCGGCGGGAATTGGTTCCGATTCCAACGGTAGTTACATCGATTTTCATGATCCCAAATGGGGATCAAATGGGGCCGGTGCCACATGCTCTAAACACTACTGGGCGAATCGCAACGGCATTCTCTGGGATGGCATCAGCAATTTCAACGGATGCCCCTCTGCTGGCATGTAACGGAAATCAATGGAAGGGTACAAGAGGAGCTCGTTGACAGACACCCCCGAAGGGCGTCCGGTTCAGTGTTCAAGGGCCCGGTTACTCGTAAATGAATTGTATCAGGCGCCCTCAAAGAGGGGTCGGCAAGCGAAGGTTGCAAAGGTTTACAGTATATTTATAGTCATGTGTTTATGTTATTTTTATGTTATAATATGATATAGAATGAAAGATTTTCTGGAACACTTGAACGGAATATTGACCATGATCGTGGTACTCATGGGTCTCGCCGCATTTGGATGGATCCCTTCCAAATCGTTGAATAATTGGTACAAGAAATTAGGACTGTTGGCCTTCTTAATGGATATCACCATTTTTGTCATATGTTTAGCTATCGCCTTTTTCGTTTACCCTTACATCTTCGCCAAATTTTCCTTGGCCAAATTCATTCTTTTAGCGGTAATCGTGCAATTCATACACGATATTTTACTCACCTGGTTAGCTTTTAGCACGAAGCCCGGAAAATACGGTATACTTGACGGTACCCGCGATTACATCAAGGAACACGGAGCGGTAGTGTACTTGGCAGACGCCATTTTGATCAGTTCCTCCATCCTTATCGCACAGTACATGAAAAAATATTCAAAAGATGTGAATATCATTTCGCTGTTGTTTTTATTTTACCATGTTCCCGTTTTTTTGAGTAGCTTCTAGACCGATGATTACTTACGCACCATCTTGACCTTCACCTTGGCTGCAGCAGTCTTTGGGGCGGCCGAACCGGCCTGAATCGCCTCGCGCTTCTTCTTGTAAATGTCGTACTGCTCCTCCAAGACCTGGAGTTCCGTCAACCACATCTGCTCCAAGGTCGTGGCTTGAAGGGTCGCCAACTCCTGCTCCGCCTTGCGACACTCCTCCGTAATATGCGCAATGTGTTCTTCAGTCACCGAGTCCATCGCCATCTTGATCAAGTACTTGAAATCGCCTTCGATGCGGTCAAATTTCCGAGCGGTCAACAGGTCTGTCACCTGTTGAGCGGTTTTCTTACGCAAGTCCACGACGCCCGACAGTGTCTCTTGAATGTACCGGACACGATTCGACAACTTCACCAACTTCTTCTGGAGTGCGTCCACCAAATAATCCTTGCGTTTTTGGTAGGTTACCATACGAATGGGATAGAAGGCGTCGATGATTTCCGGCACATCGGTGTATTTATGAAGCCTACAGTTGGAATCGAACATGTGCATGTTGGTCGTGCTGATGGTGGTGGACAGCTTCAACAGCTTCTCCAGACCGTTCACCCCCTGCTCGTCGACCTTGGCCTCCAACTCCGGAATCTTGCCCTTGGGAAAGACGACCGTGATGTCGACCAAAGTATCGGTACTGACCGAAGTAAAATCGCGAATGGAAGCCGGAATCTTTTTCCCCGACTTGTCAACGGCATTGCCATCCATGAGAGTTTCCAAGAAGGTGATGTAGGGCATTGTCCCTTGGCCCACGGGCAAGTCCGTCACACGAATCTTGTCTTCCGCGATCTTTTGGTACACCCCCTTGATGAGGAATTTGTTGGTACTGAGGGCCGTGATTTTCCCCGTGAATCCCTCGTAGTACGGGATGAATTCGTCCGGATATGCCTGGTTCGTCAACTTAGCCTTCAAGTAATGAATGATCGTCTTGGGATTGAAAGCCGGAATATTGGAAGAGAATCCCGTACCAATTCCCGAGATCCCGTTCACCAAGCAGAAGGGGATGATCGGCACATAGTAGTCCGGCTCCACCATCGTACCGTCGTCATTCAAGTAGTTCAAAATGGGCAGGTCGAGCTCCGGGAAGATGTGCCGCGTGAGCGGGTTCAACATGGTGAAAATGTATCTTTCACTGGCACTGTCCTGACCCATGTGAAGCCGAGTTCCCATCTGGCCGTTGGGTTCCAACAGATTGATGTTGTTCGATCCCACGAAATTCTGGGCCATGTTCACGATGGCGCCATTGAGCGATGCCTCGCCGTGGTGGTAACTCGAATTCTCACTGACATACCCCGAAAACTGGGCGACCTTGATTTCCGAAGTCAGGTTGCGCTTGAAGGCGCAAAACAGAATCTTACGCAGCGAAGTCTTGAGGCCGTCCACCATGTTGGGAATCGAGCGAGCACAGTCGTAAGTGCTGAAATGAATCAGTTCACGATCCACAAACTCCTCGTAGTTGGCATTCTTCTTGCCGGTATCGAGGAAAGCCGTTTTGTCGTAGTGCTCCAACCAGGTCTTGCGATCGTCCGCGCGTTTCTTGTTGAAGACCTTGTCGATGGTGTCGTCGCTCTGGGGACCCGTGTGAATGAAATCCACCACCTTTTTGTTGGCAAAGTATTCCTTGAATTCGACCGCGGTCGAAGTGCCCAAACCCTTGAAATATTTGATGGTCCAACCACTGGTGCTGCTGCTGCTGGACGGGGGCAGCGATTCCTTCCAGGTATGGTATTCTCCGTCGTTGTAGAAGAACAGCGTCTGGGAGCCCTTCTTGGCCCGCAAAATAGGCGTGTTCATGAACGACAGAAATCCCGGAATCTTCGAGAGGGAAGCCCACTCACTGTGGAAAGCGTTGATGCACAGACCCTTGATGTGCGAACCGTCCAAATCTGCGTCGGTCAAGAACATGATCTTGCCGTAGCGCAAATGACGGTGAATGTCGTCCATCGTCTTGTACTCTTTCCCGGTTTCCAGACCCAGAATTTTCTTAATGTCCGCAATCTCCTTGTTTTCCGCAATCTTTTTGGTGGCCTCGCCGCGCACATTCAACAGCTTACCCTTGAGCGGATAAATACCGATGGTGTTGCGGTCCTCGCTCGACAGGCCCGAGACAATACCGGAAAGGGCCGACAGCCCCTCACACAGGACCAACACACAATCCTTGGAACGCTCCGTGCCACTGAAATTGGCGTCGATGAAGTTGGCAATCCCACGAATCGTCTTGGTCTTGGAACCGTCAGTCTTCTTGGCCAACCTGTTTTCCTTGGCCTCGGTCAGCGAACAGGCCATGTCCATGACACCCATCTTCGCCAACTTCTCGATGAAACTGTCGCTTACCGTGCAGGTGGACCCAAACTTGTTGGAAGGCGTGTTCATGTAGTCCTTGGTCTGGCTGTCGAAAGCCGGATTCGTGATGTCGCAACGAATGAAAATCATCAGCTGCTCCTTGATCGCATTCGCATTCACCACAATCTTCTTTTTCTTTTCAATGTAGGCGACCAATTTGCGCGTAATCTGTCCCATCAGATAGTCCACATGCTTGCCACCCTTGAAAGTGCAAATGCCGTTGACAAACGAAACCTGCACAAATTCGTGAGTGGGCGACAGCGACACCGCATACTCCCAGCGTTCCGAGGGCGCCTCGTACACGCGATGCCCCGACTCTTGGTCCTTGGTACCAATGTAGAGATCCACATACTGCTGAAAATTCTTTACTGGCACGACCTCCTCATTGATGCAAACCTTGATCTTCTTGACCGAGTGGTCAGTGACCGCCGCAATATCGTAGGTGCGCTTTTTGAGGAGGTTCAACATGTCCTCGGTCAAGCCCCCTGGGAGTCCGAAACGCGCATAGTCGGGCTTGAACACTACCTTGGTGTAAGGCTTGGTAGACTTGACCTTGGTAATCTTGGGCGGACACAGCTCGGAAAGGTTGGACTTGAACTCCTGTGTGTACTTCAGGCCACGCACATGGTCCACCGTCTCCACATAGCCGTGAGTCGACCAAATCAAGACTAGCTTGAACCCGAATCCGTTTTTGCCACCGACAATACGCTCTTCGTCCTTGTTGTAGTTGGTGGAAGTGCGCAAGTGACCGAAAATCATCTCCGGGATCCACATATCGTATTCGGGATGCTTGGCCACATCGATACCGTTACCGTCGTTGTACATGGTGATGGTACCGTCGACTGTGATGCCGACTTCAATGGAAGTGACGAATTTTTTATCAAGTGCGCTGGACTGGATCATGCGAATCACATGGTCACGACAGTTCACAATTCCCTCGTCAAACAGTTTGTAGAGCCCGGGGATGTACTCGATCTCCTTCAACTGAATTTTTTTGGTCTCCTCATTCCAAACCCACATATTCGCATCCACATTCTCGACCGAACCGATGTAGGTATCCGGATTGTCCAAGATATGCTCACGGTCGGTCTTGCGTTGGTATTGTTGCGCGAGGTTTGCCATGATTACAATCGAATAGAATAATTGTGAGTATATGTTTAATTTGTTTTAAAAAATCAATTTTCGGACATTACCAAATCTATATTTATTACATATACGAAACAATGACTTCTTTATATTATTCTATTGATATAACCCAACGCAGTATTAATGGCACGATTTTTCGTGGGTACATTGTTGTAAACAGTACAACCATCACAGCATTTTATAAGGATTTCAGTTATGGGGTCAATATATTGGCATCTGGAACAAACATTTTCAATGCCGACAACATTTTTTCGAATAATAATTTTAGTTACAATGGGACAACCATCACTACATTCCCATTTTTAGCAAATACCTATCAAGGTACAGCGTGGAATTTGTATTACGATACGCCAACGCAACGAATTGCCTACCGCAATTCTTTGGGCGAATGGGTCGACTTACCCGACGATTTCAATTTCACCTTTATATCTATTCCCAAACTCCCCGTGGTGATCCAACCCATTCCATTTTGTGTGCAAAACAACAAATTAACCTGCATGGAGGCAGCATTTACCCAAAAAGGCAACAAACGATTTGATTCGGGTGCTCTTGTTACACAGATTTCGAAGGCCATGCGCTATTCGCAAGTTCAGCGTATGCCGAAAAACAGCATTTGTATCGCACAACCACCACCGGCCCCACCTGTAGTTGAAAATACCACCTCACATTTTAAATCGCTGATTTGGATTAACACTTTGACCACGAATTTTTCGTTTCCAGATAACGGGGGTTCACAAATACCGGGCGAACATATTGCCTGCAGTTATAACGGCCAATATGTTACCATTGTTAGTAATAGTGATATCCCCTCAAACAACATCTGTGGTATTTATGTATCCAGTAATTATGGTGTGACATTTCAACCGGTCGTCCAAGCTAATGTTCATTACAACACGGCCGATACTTTTTTCATGCACTCTATATCGGTAAGCTACACAGGTCAGTATCAATTTGCCGTTACTAACGGAAGATCGAGTAGTTCTATTGGGGTTTATTATTCCAACACCTATGGTACGACCTGGAACCAGTTTTTGTATACTGCTAACCCCGGTATCAGTGTCAGTAATCTAAGATGGTCGCAATGTACATGCATATCACCTTCGGGACAGTACATGTTTGCAGGTGGTGGCGGTAGTGGAGATGGATATGGTACCGGGAGCGGTACTGGTCCCGGAACGGGTAACGGTGGATGGTACGATTATTATTCCAACGATTATGGTGCGACTTGGAAACCAGCTGGCAGCATAAGTGACCGCATCTCGTGTACAATGAATCCAAACACATTTGATGTCATTTCGGTAGTCAATTTCAATTCGGCTTATAACAGCTTCCCTGGATTATTTTTAAAAATAAATCAAACCAAGCTACCGACCAATCAAACCTCAAGTCCGCCGAACAATGAAATTCCGAGTTCGCCACCGGATTCCAACAGTCGGCCTTTCAAAATAACTTCCGACGACAACGCGAATGTATTTATGATTGCCGTGAACAATGTGTATCATCAATTGAATAATGGACTCCCAGATCCCAATCAAGATTTTTTGAATCCCACTCTCCCCATGTACGGGTACTATTCTTCGGATTCTGGAAGTACATACGGGGGTGCTATTACATTGCCTGGGGCATTTTTACACATTGCGTATAATTCGTCGGGAACCCGCCTATGGGCATGTTCTAATAGTACCGTATATTATTCTAAAAATAACGGGACATCTTGGTACATATTAACTACAGATATTATTGATATTTACGGTATGGCATTGTCTAGAGATGGCCAACATTTGTATTTAATGGAAAAAGCCAGTACAAATAAAATTTACAGGGCCAATGTAAGTGCCTTCTAGGGAGTGTCTGATTCACAACAAAAATTTTAGCAACATTGCCATTTGATTTTTTTCTAGCTAATTAATATATACAACAATGAAAAGACCCGTTCGTCAAGAAAATGGCATGTACAAAATCCACGGCCACCAATATCGTGAATTGTTTGGTTCTCGCGCGCAGGTGTTCAACGGCAACGCATTCAAGACCTCCGGTAACTTGGTCAAGGATGATTTGATGAAAAACAAGCACGGACGCATTGTTTCCGCGAAGAAACACGCCACGGCCAAGAAGGAGCGTCGTTTAGAGAAGGCAGGCTTCTTCGCCAAGAAGGGCAAGTTCGGCTTCGTTCGCAAGACGGCCAAGCGCAACAAGAGCTCCAAGAAATAAACTTCCGGTCCACGGCCTCGTCCGTCCTAATTAATTGATTATTTATACAGTAAATAATCAAACTCACTGCTTACTTGGTAACATCCTATATAAACAATGTAATAAAATCGGTTATTCAGTAAGGCCGTCCTGGACCCCCTTAAAAAGTTGTTGGAAAAGTATTCTGAAAATTTTCATTTTGGACATTTTAAAAATGTCCATTTTCGATTTTCTTGGGGGACTTTTTTCCGGGACTTTTTAAAAAAGTGGTTTGTGAGCATAATGCAGTAAAACGGAGAATTATATTTTTAGTATGACTGCATATTTTTTTTAAGTATTTTTGTAAAAATATTTAGAGAGCTTTTTTTATGTTAGCATATTCTAACAAAAATGCTAACAAAAACTAGCCAAAAAAAGCCGGATTTTTTTGAATGTTTAGTGTGTGACTATACTACGAGTAAGAAAGGTAATTATAATGCACACTTAATGACTGCAAAACATCATTCTCTAACATCTTCTAACAAAAAACCAGCCAAACTAGCCACTCCATTAGTGTGCTCATTTTGCAACAAACAATATCAATCACGACCTGGATTGTGGGCACATAGTAAAAAATGTATCACGCGACCATGTTGTGTCGATGTTGACCCAGTTGAAGCAGTACCGGTCGAGTCTAAAACCAACGAAAAAATTGCCAACAATACTTTTATCATGGAGCTCTTCAAAGAGAACCAAGAATTCAAAAACCTTTTATTGGAGCAATGTAAACATGCTGAAGTGCAGCAAAAACAGTTATTTGAACTTCAGAAGGAGAACGCAACTATCATGAATAAAATGGTGGAAATTACTCAACACCAACAGACCCTACCTTCTACGATCAACAATAATACTATGCACAATCAGTTTAATTTGAATATTTTCTTGAATGAGACCTGTAAGAACGCCATCAATTTTACGGACTTCATTGATAATATTCAGGTCACCGACAATGACCTGGAGAACAACGCCAAAATGGGCTTCGTGGAAGGTGTTACCAAGATCATTATGGACAACTTGAAACAGTTGGAATTGATTGAACGACCGATTCACTGTACGGATGCCAAACGAGAGACCATCTATGTCAAAGATGAAGATCAGTGGGAGAAAGACGGCAGTAAAGATATCATTCAAAAGGGCATCCAAGAAATAACCAGAAAAAACATGTGTCAACTCTCAGAATGGCGTGAGAACAACCCGGAATACAATGATATGGAAACGGAACTGGGAGAAAAATCCATCGTACTACAGCAGAATTTGATGGCCGGCGGTAAGCGCAGCGAATTCTACCCGAAAATAATAAAAAAGTTGGCAAAAGAGACAATATTGGGTAAAAAGACAAATTAGTGAAAAAGTTGTTGGAAAAGTATTCTGAAAATTTTCATTTTGGACATTTTAAAAATGTCCATTTTCGATTTTCTTGGGGAACTTTTTTCCGGGACTTTTTAAAAAAGTGGTTTGTGAGCATAATGCAGTAAAATGGAGAATTATATTTTTAGTATGACTGCATAAAAATTTTTGAAATTTTATGTGCGCTACCTTCGTTGCTATTTTTTCTGTATCCAATTTAGGATAATAATGGATAAAAAAAGTGGCAAAAAAATAGAGCTGTGTTTTCACTGTGTAGAATGTGACTATTATACGAGCAAAAAAAGTAATTACGACAAACATTGTTCGACTGCAAAACATTTGATGGATACAAAAAGTGGCAAAAAAATAGAACCTATTTTCAGTTGTTCAACCTGTGATTATCATACGAGTAAAAAATATAATTATGAAAAACATTGTTTGTCTGCAAAACACACGATGGATACAAAAAGTAGCAAAAGTGGCGACAAATGTAGCGACACCGGCTCTGAGGTAAAATGCCTTTGCGGTAAAACATACAAGTATCAACAGGGACTGTATAAACACAGGAAAACCTGTTCTGTCTACATAAATTCTGAAAAAAATCAAAATATAGAGAGCATGGACGAATTCAAAAAAAAGGAGAACAATGTTTCTTTGATAATGGACATCATCAAAGAAAACCAAGAATTCAAAACCCTACTCATTGAACAACAGAACCAAGTGATGGAATTGCAAAAGGAGAACAATATCCTGTTGAACAAAATGGTAGAAATATCCCAGACCACTCTCATCACTCCTTCGATTATTAATAATAACCACAACAATACCACCAACAACCAGTTCAATTTGAATATTTTCTTGAATGAGACCTGTAAGAACGCCATTAATTTTACCGACTTTATCGATAATATCCATGTAACGGACGACGATTTGGAGAACAATGCCAAAATGGGATTTGTAGGCGGTATCACTAAAATCATAATAGACAATCTGAAGCAGTTGGAACTTACGAATCGTCCGATTCATTGCACCGACATCAAACGAGAAACCATTTATGTGAAAGACGAAGATCAGTGGGAAAAA